AGGTGACGGATGTACTCGTCATTTAACTCTTGGCTAGGCAGACCTTCGCCCTTTACGCCGAGGGCTAGATCGTAGTAGCCGGGAGCCTTGCGCTCTGGGTTGGCCTCTTTGAACTTCCTGTGCCAGTCGGGCAGGTACACCTCAGTCGGTGTCGGCTTGACGTTCAGCCCTAAGTCCTTACCTGTGATCAGCGTTGGGAAGCCGGGGTGCAGGTCTGGCCTGAACTCGGACTCCTTCTCCATCTGGAACAAGCGTGGGCCAGCCGCAAAGGTTGGAGCCTCACCGCCGTGCTCTGGGTGCAACAGGCTTGGCTCGGTCTCGCGGATCAGGATGTCACTTGGACGGAAGATGACGCCCTTGCCACTCTTCTCACCGCCGAGGGAGACTCCGCCCTTCTTGGGGGCAATGCCTTGGCCCATCATCAGGTCAGCCAATGCGGCACGCTTCTCAAAGGTGTCGGCCTGCTTCCAGATACTTGGATCGCGAATCTCTGCGCCTTCGCCAAAGGTCAGCGCAAGGTTGTGGTTGATCTTGGCCTCAAGCTCATCAGACAGCTTGCCCTGCTTCATAGCGTCAACAAAGCCCTTCTTGAGCTTGTCGAACACAATCGGGTTGGTCTTGAGTTGGTTGGCAGATCCCAGCATGGTCGTCCATGCGGTGTCAGGCGTTGTCAGGTTCTTCAGGCGTGCTGCTGTGCCTTCGTCCATCACACCCCAGACCTTGCCTGCGTAGTTAGGGTCAGCCTCGCTGATTGCTGAGAATGGAGCACCGCCGATGTTGCCGCCACCCACTCGGGTTCGGTCAGCCTGCGTTGTGGTGGTCTTCTTAAAACCCTTCTCCATCAATTGGCCGAGGGCTTCGGATGCTTTGACCTGCTCTTGAGACTTGATTAACTCAGCGGCGGCTTTGCCTGCGGCGGCTCGATCAGCGGCCCTTAAACCAGCACTGGCGGCTTTACCACCCTTGATGGCTTCATTGATGATTTGAAGTGCGCCCATAGTTTATGCTGAGTAAGGGTTGGCCCGAGACTTACGGGTGTATTCGTATTCGTCGTCGTCATCATACCTTGGCTCAGGGTTGATGTCCAACCAGCCCATGTCCTTCATCAACCGAATCGCTTGAGTCGCTGAGTCCACATAGTCGTCATGCGTGCTATCAGGGAACGAACAGATCTGGCTCAGGAACCCTTCGCACCAATCCCGGACGTAACCCTTGCGTTGGCTGGACTCAGGAAGCCATACACGGCCCGTAGCGAAGATGGAGGCAGTTATCTGTAGGCGTTGCATCTTGTCGGCCTTGCCGGGGTTGTAGCCCCTCACAGGCAGGTGTGCGGCCCTTAGTTCTTGAATCAGGGAGATGCCTGCGGCTTTGTCCTCCACCAAGATCAGGTCGGGGCGCTTGGCCTCTTTGCCCTCGCCGTAGCTTACCCGCCACTCTTCCAGCACCTTGGGCTTGAGGTTAGGGAACGTCAGGTGCTCTGCCCAGCAATCAATCAACAGGCAGGACATCGGGCCGTCCAAGGGTTTGAACACGCCCCACGTTGTCATGGCCGTCGGATCGTTGTATTCCTTGTCACTGAAGGCGCAATCATAGGACTGGACAATGAACTCGAACTTGGGGAACGCCTTACCCGCAGGCCAGAGCTTGAACATATCACGGCTGACCACCTTGCCGTCTTCGAGGTCGACTACCAGCCCAAGCACCTCTTGCTCGTACAGCTTAGAACCTTTGTACTGCTCTAGCTGGGCGCTGAAGGTGCTGGCAAGGTTGGCCTTGTTCTCATATGTGCTGGCGCGGTCAATGATGACGTCTTCGCCTTCCCTGCCAATCAGGTCAAGGATCAGGTCTTTGGGTCTCGGGGTGGTGGTCACAATCACCCGTGGCTTATCACCCAAGCGCAGGCCCATCATCATCATGTCCCAAGCCTCGCCGGGGCCAAGGTAATTGAATGCGGCCAACTCGTCTGCCCAGCACCAATGGAACTGTGGGCCACGCAGTCGCTCATAGCTGTCAGCGGAAATGCCCCTGATGGTCGAGCCGTTCACCAGTTTGATCTGGTGGTCTTGCTTGTTGTAGTCTTCGATCAACTCAGGCGGGATGTTTGCGATCAACCCAGACGCTCCCTCAAAGCAGGTGTGCTTGATGTCGTTCGATGTAGGGGCCAGTACAAGCCCTCGGGAGCCGGGGTGTATCCAGCACCACCACCAAAGCGTTTGACTACCTGCATGGCTCTTTCCTGCGCCCCTGCCAGCGATCAGCGCCCAGATCGTCCAGTCCTGCTCTAATGGGGGCGGTATCTGGTACTTGTGAGCGGAGGCTACCCAAGCGGCGTGAGAGATGTAGGCAATGCGGTCGTACTCAGAGTGGGCGTCGAACTCAGCCGCCACCGCTGGGTCGGCCATCATCTCAGCCAGCACGCTTGGTCATCTCCATGTTCTTCAGGATCTCAAGGAAGCGGTTCGATCCAGTATGCTCAACCACCAACGGTTTATCCGAGTTGCCAACAACTTCTTGTCTTGCCAACTTAGGGATGTGGTACTCCACTACGCTTTGGAACATTTCAAATGCTTTGGCAGGATTTGGCTTAATCTCATTCACTGGGTCACCATTGGCAACTGCATCGAGCCACTCAGTGAGCCTGTGAGCGTTTCCATCAACAAATGAGGCTATGGCATGTCTTGCGTCTGTTGTGGCCTTGTTGGGCGTTCCAACTGCCCTCCCGCCTGTCTTTTTACCGATTGTCATATCGCATTCCTAAATAAATCTACTTTAGATTGTATAATAATCACAAATACCTATATTCACCAAACAGTGATGGGTTTTTGTGACCTGCGACTCTTAATTTGCTTTTGATGCGTTCTTCAACCTCTGGTCTTATATTGCCTGTATTGCATTGCTTCAGAAAATTGCTCATTGCTCGTTTAATGTCTCTTACTCGTCTAAGGAATGGATCATCCTTCAAACGTTTATTAAGTGATCGTCCATTGAATGAGTTTGTCGCAAAGTTGCTTTTAGGCTGATCTCCGCCATCAGCCAAGTTCAACATATGACCTTCGCTTCTGTATTGGGCAATCATTTGGCGCTCAAGGCTTTGCCAGTCATTAGATATTGCTGAGGCCAAGACAATCATTTGCGGTTGATGGCCGTCCTTTAATGCTTTGTTGATCCAACTGTAAAGCGGTGTCTTTCGGCGATTGCATTCACGAATATGTTGCTTCATTCGCTCTGTCGGGTTATTTGATTTCCCGATGTACATGATTCGACCGTTTTGGTCGGCAATCCCGTATATCCTAGCTGTAGTTTCTGGCATGACCCATATTCCCGCTTGATGTTGATGGTGTAAGTCTACCTTGTTTCTTGTGTTAGTTGTTGGCGGCTCACATAAAGCAGTGTGTTTTCAAAACCGATCAGCCACAACGGCGCTAACCCGTTGCACCACCAACACGGCTGGGGACTAATCATGGATGAACCCATATAGTTGTCAATCCCCATGCGTGTTGGCTCGGAACCGATTCAATTCCGATTCTGTTGATCTCTCAACCACACAAGCAGGCTATCCATTGTATCGTTTTCAAAGGGAAATGTCTTGATCTTTTTGCCAATCTCTTCAAACGCATCCGCTCGTCCAGTTGCTTTTCCCTCATTATAGTTGGCCCAGTTGGGAAGAAATCCCTGAGTATCATCATCCTCTTCAGTCATGTGTTCTCCCTTGCTCGAATGGCGCTTGCCAAAAAGTGACAGCATCCATCCCATTCACCTTCAGTGCCATCGTCTGCTTCAGCCTCACATACCTTTGCACACGCCTCACGCTCATCTTCACGCACCAGCGCGGCAAAGGCTTCAAGTTCTTCGGTGCAAATAACATTTTCCCAAGTCAATTCAGCGCATCCTTCAAACCCAGCCTCCCGCGCCATTTCCATAATGGTTCGTTTACGCCAGCCAGTCATAAAACCTCCACAGAATCAATGACGCGCTCACAGCGCATAGCACCGTGACGTAAATCTCCAGTCGTGTTTGTCGTTTCATGTTTACCTCAGTGGATAAGGGGGAAAGGGCCAATTGTCGGGCCATTGCTTAGGGTTCATGCTGTCATCGCCAATTGGAGGGC